AAAGCTTGACGACGTTCAAAGCTGTTAAGACTTGCTTCACTTCGTCCAACACTTTTAGCATAGTCCTTTACGGCTTGATCTACACGAGTAAATAAACCTAGTTCGTCCAGCAATTCAGGTTCTAGTTTAGTAATACCACGAGTTAGACGACTAACGGCGTCTGACATGTTAACACCTAAAGCCTGGGAGGCTTTCTTAGCAACTTCACCTAACTGTAGGAACTGTTGCTGACTCATACCACTACTAATGGCTTTAGCGGTGGCTTCCATAGACTCTCTAAGAGAGATAGCTCCACCACTAGCTTGCGCAAAGTCTTTAGCCAATGTTCCCATTGCAACACCGCTAGCTGCGCCAAGCTGGTTCAAGCCTTTAACCATATTATCGGTATTTGCTGCTTCTCTAAGCGCATTGTACGCCATAGATACGGCGAACAAGTTAGCTGCATAGGTTGCATACAGTCTAACAATACCACCAAGACCTTGGGCTTGGTTTGCAAAATCTCTAGCGCTGGCTCCGGTTCTACCGGCGGCACCGCGCTCCATACCGTATTTTGTTACTTCGTCGCCTTCAGGAGCCATCCCTGCGGCCTTGGCCGCCATCGCTCCGGTTTTGGTTCCGGCAAGTAACTTTTTGCTTTTTTCAATCTCTTTGTTCAGAGTTTTGGCTTTAGCGGTCAATACCTGTAAATCGCCATCATCTGTAACATTAAGTTTAATAGTAACTGTATTGCCTGCCATATTTCCTCCAGGCTTAAGAATCTACTTAAAATTTCCATGCACTTTTAAGTTACGTCCATTATATCATGAGGGATAAAAAGTGTCAACCCAAAATTTTGAAAACAAAAAAGCCTGCTAGCATTAGCTAGCAGGCTTAGGTGTTTTCTTGTTAATTATATCTGCACGTATTGAATCGAACAGCCTTATGAGTCTTATAGAGAAAGAAATTTCTTGTTCTTCGATACCTACTATCTCTAGTATGTCTCGGACACCAATCAACTGTTTTCCCAAATAGTTTCCGCCCATTGTGTCCCACTCATCTTTTAATAAGTGGTAAGCCTCTAAAGCTTGCTGGGCTTCTACAGGGAAATCCTCTAATTCATAAGGAAGGTCCGCATCATTGATAGGGTCTCCAAGCATCTCGCACATTTCAACGTATTGTTGCTTGGTCATTCCTACTTCTTGGTTTTGCAGATAGTTCGAAAAAGCCTTTTTTATGCCTTCGAACTGTTCTTCGAAAAATTTGCTAGGTCTTGAACAGTCTCGCTGATGAAACTATCAAAGTCGCTAGAGGCTTTCATAAGGTACAGTGCGTTTTCGTTGCTGTAAGCAAGGAAATCTTCTGGGTCTTGACCATTCAGTTCCACGGGAGCAAGTTGCTCAAGATAAGAGAACTTCAAGCCACTCCAACCTTTGATAGCATTATCAACATATAGCTTCAGGAAAAGCTCTTCGTCAAAGTTTTCTACGGGTTGACGATTCTTAATAGTAACACTAGTAGACTTCTTACGGATACTTAGCAGCGTCTCACGAGATAGGAAAGCTACCTGAATCTTAAATCCTGGCATTCCTGGAAACTCAACTTCTGTGGCTTTAGAAGGTACTAGAAGGGACTTTAGGGATACTTCTGACATTTTAATACTTATATTATGGTTAAAAAGAAGTGCCGGAGATCAACCCGGCACTTTATGAAAATTAAACAGCAGCGTAGTACGTGATAGTAGCTTCGTTAGCTTGTTCAATATCGTAAGCAGAACCTGTACTGCCCTGAGCCGTAAAGTTGATAGTAGTAGACACAACCTGCTCAGTAGATACTGTCGGAATAGATAACATAGCTGCAGGAAGTTCAATCTCAACACGGTTAGGGTTAGTAACTCCACCCATTTCCATACGTAGGTAGTATTCTGGGTCTACGTCAGTAGAACTACCAGCTAACAGCGCTTGCATTAGGTCAGCACTTGTATTAGTACCAGTACGTAGGTAAGCTGTTACGGAACCAGAAATAGCACGGGTACCTGTGAAGTACGTGATAGGCTGGTTTACAACACCTAGGTTAGCAGGAGTCAGGTAAGTCAGGTTGTTAGCAAACGTAATCGAACCACCAGTAATGGCGATAGTGTATGCTGTACCTGTACCACCGATACCGGCTGTAAGAGACAGAGTAGATAGCTTGTTAGCAATGTACTTAGCGTTAACGTTCTTACCCTTAGCAGTACCAGTAAGTCCGTTAGAGAACACTGGGTTAGCGTCTGCTGTAAGTGCAACACCTTCGATCTGACGAATTGCTGTACCCTTACCGGCCCAAGCAACCTGAGCAATAGCGTCTAGTCCAAAATCAATAGTTGCTGTGTCAAGAGCACAGTTATCGATAATGTAAGTAACTCCGTCAATAACGAAGATCAGACCAAACTTTTGTAGTTGGTGAGCGTTAGAGTTAGTAAATGATACAGTAGAGAAAGTAGGTCCAGTTGTCCAACCTGCGCCAGCACCTCCGATAGCACCAGTACCTGCTAGAGCATTCCATAGTACTGATTCTTCAGCTTGAATCTCGTCCGTAGCGGAATCAAAGAAGAATGGGCGAATATATGTTGAGAAAGAGTAATCAACAGGCTCTAGAGCAGTGTTGAAGTTACGCTGACCACGAACAGGATCTGCACCAGCCTCGTTAAGAGTAACTGTCTCACTTTGCGTGTTTTGTGTAAAGCTTAGACCTTCTAGAACTTGAATCTCGAAAGTGTTAGCTACCGTTAGCCCTGTCGTCTGAACAATACCACCGCCATTAACGTTGGTTGTAAAGAAAACGCGGCTACTGCGAATTAAATTAAATGCCATAGTCGTTCCTTTATAGTCTATATCACTGCGCTATAGTTACTAGGCAATGGTATTACACTACAGTACCTGGTATTGTACTTGTAGATTTATTTCTCCTACACCGTAGGGGGCTAACAAGCCTTCGTCAGTAGTAATGGAAGTTATGTGTATTTCTACTGCACGATCTGCAGGACCATCACCATACTGAATGTTATTATTTGCATCTATACAGCGTTCGATATCCTCAAGTACACCTTCTAGCAGGTCTTGTGGTTCCTCGCCTTTTACGTAGACCTTTAAAGATACTGAAAGCCATCCCCACTTAAATTGTGCGGGTAAATACTCTCGCTGCTCCGGTCCTGCTACCACTGATACGAATGGGAAGTCTTGAACTTCATCCCAGAATTTTAACTTAGGAATGACGTTACCAGATAGATCAGTATTAAAAGGAGCAGTTCCATTAATACCTTTTAGGGCCTCTGCTAGAGCATTAGCGATAGATTTACGTCTACTCATACTAGCACTGACCTCATATTAGTTATTGCGTTTTCTGCCATTATCTCTCTAATTGACTTAGATATTAGCAGTTTAGGGTCACGAGACCTTGGATATTGCTGTTTACCACCTGCAGAGAATGTAGCATAAGGATTCTGCATATAAGAGTAAAAAGCTGTTATCATGCCCTGTCTAGATAGGGATAATCTTTCTACGCTAACGGATTCTGCGAATCTTCCACTTCTTAGATTAAGTATATCTTTTCTACCTCCGGAGCCCATATTCTCTTTAATTCTATCCGATAGTCTACTATTTAAAAGAAATAATAGATTAGGTAGTGAACTAATAGAGGTAGGAGCCTTTACCTTGTTAGAAATGGTTGAAGTATTAGAAGAACTAGGTTTTTTCTTAGTTTGAGGTAAAACTACTCTTGTTCTAGTAACTTTACTAGACTCTACAATAGATGTCTCTTTATTATAGGGCTTTATTGGTACGCTGCGTATGCCGCTTACAATAGCTGCTTCTATAAATTGGTTAACAGACTTAGAAGTCTCAAGGTTAGCAAGTATGGAAATGTCGTTTCTAAGAGTAGCTGATAGCCCTCTGCCTATACCAAAAGCTCTTTCTAATTTTGCTTTGTACAAGTTATCTGCTTGCGTCTCTGGTATACCTACAGCCAGCCCATGTTCAACTAGCATTTCAAATACCATTTTAGAACCAGAAAACTGTTTCCTTACCTTAACCCTAGTAGTAGCCTGCCCGGTCTCTTTACTAAATTTTAACTGTAGTCTTTCAAAACTCTTTATATCGTTTGGCAAAGTCACTAAAGCCTGTAATAGTCTTGGACTATTTTGCGCTCTCATAATTTTTCTGTCTACTTCACTTACTACGTCTACTTCAACGTGGCCTACGTTCTGTAGCTTAGAAAAATTAGAACTAACAAAGTCCAACATTCTGGACTTCTCTGAGTCGCCATCGCCTGTTGCAAGGGCGCCAAACATACCGCCAATAGCCGGAGCAGAGGATTCTTTCAGCTTTTTTGATGCCTTAACTAACTTCTCAAGTTGGGTCTTATATACGTCACCAAATGCAAGAGTAGTAAACTTAGGCAATATTAGCATAACAGACTTGTTCTTCTTAGTAACGTTGGTTACTACCATTGTTCTATTGAAGCCGTCAGTTATTGCTTTCTTTACATTACCTAATTCTGCATTACTAAGTATCGTTAGTAATGCTTCTAATTCTTCTGAGTTTATTTTTTTGTATCTTGGGTTTTCTGCATAAGAGTTAATAGTGGCAACATACGCCTTATCTAGCAACTCCATAACTATCTGAGATACGTCTCGCTCTGTGCTTACTGCCTCAGCTAATTCTTTTATAAAATCCGCACTTTTATTAAGTATTCTCTCTCGTATAAGAGAAATATCTAACCATAAAACGAAAGGAGTCGTGGCATCAATATAAGTACGGAAGTCATTACCCTGTTTATTCAAGTGTTCCTGAATATTTTTATGGTCTTCCTTTACTAGCCTACGAACCCACGTAGGTGTGTAAAATGCCATTATCTATAATCCTCACAGTATAGATTTAGAACTCTCTTAATGTGAGAGGGCAGGCTAACATTTGCCATATACTCAATCTGTACGCTGTTGGTACCAGGAGCTTTAGGGCTGTGCACTGCCGAGTCGTTTTGTCTGTAGTATTTAACGAGGTCTAAAGCCGGTAGCTTTAAATCCTCTGGTAAGGTTTCGTAACCGCAAGTGTAAGATACTTTATAGCCTCTAGGCTGTTTAGCCCATCCACCTGGATTTACTGAAACGATCATGTAGTCGTCAGGATACCAGTCAACATATTTTACTAGGCTAGAGTGTGTTTGTCCGAAGTCTGTACTATATTCCACAGAGGCAACGTTGATAATAGGCGTTTCGCTAAGGATAAAGAAGCCTACTCCACCATCGAAGTGCTCCACCTTAGGGTCGTCTACAAACTCATTAAAAGTTCTTTTACAGTACGTTCTGATAAACTGAGATACTTTAGGTATTAAAGAATCTATTTCAGCATCATAGTTTGTACTGTTAATTCCTGCGTAGGCCTTAAACTCAGCTTTTGTAATTAAATTAGAAGCCATATTTTCCCTCGCATAATGTCTTAAAAGCCTGCTCAGTTTTAGTGAACAGGCTTTTAAGACAGGAGATTACTCTCCTGTCAAAGTAGATTAAGCTACGTAACGCAGAGCGCTAACAGCGCCACCCAGGTTAGTTGTAATCTGAGTCATACCAGTACGCAGGCTAGCAACCATCACGCGACGCTGAGTTTCCACCAGCTCGTCAGTATCCATGCGCAGACCGCGTTGGTTACCAACCACGAAGTTACCAGGTGCGTAGCAAACTGCTGCAACTTCACCAGCTGCCTTGCTGTTGAATTCAGCAGACACCAGAACTGGAGTATTTGCAATGCTACCGATCTGACCAGTTAACAGAGTAGCTTGGCTACCGATCTTGTCAACAGTTTGGAACAGTTCGTCGTCTAGCAGATCGTAGTACACTTCAGTAGAAACGATGTACACTAGATCAGCAGGGTTCAGACCCCAAGCGCCTAGGTCCTTACGTAGAGCACGCAGAGCGGCTACGGAACCTTTAGCGAAGTTACCAGCGGCAACAGTTGCGCCATCGATATCGATGTTGTGTGCGCTAACGGCGTCGTAAGCGGCCAGACCTTTAACAGGGTCAGCACCAGCACCAGCACCTAGCAGGAATGCCTTGTCAACAGACTTAGCAACACGACGAATCATAGCGTCACGAACGATAGGCAGAAGCACTAACAGAGCGTCTTCCTCTTCTTCGTATGCCATATATTCGCGAGTAGCAACTTTGTATGCATTCAGAGTAATTTCTTTTAATGCATGAGTTTCTGTTGCACCAGAGCTGTTAGATGTACCGAACTGAGCGTTCGTCACCCATGTTGCGTAACCAGCTTCAGGGTTCACAGGCAGAGTCATCACGTTAGTCTGCATTGGGATGTTACGCAGAGTAGGAGACACCACTAGACGACGGCGAACTTCTTCTTCCATGCGCAGAGAAACTTCCAGTTCCCATGTAGCGCTAGGTACGTGAGCACCGAACTTCTCAACCATTTCACGACCAAACTTGGTCTGCTCTAGGCTCTTACCTGCCATCTTGGCTAGGATAACTGCCTTTTCTTTGTCTGCATAAGACATACCACCCTTGTCGTCAGCAGCGAATTGCATACGTGACTTCTGGATAGCTTCTAGTTCAGCAGCTTTTTCTTTCAGAGTAGCTTGCAGGTCCTCTAGGGCCTTCTTGCCAACTTCAGCTTGTTCAGCGAAACGCTTCTCAACTTCAGCCAACAGCTTTTCTGCACCGCTTTGACCAACTTCAACACCGGCCAGTTTAGCGTCAACAGCAGCTTTAACTTTAGCTTCAAATTCAGCTTCAGCCTTAGCCTTAGCAGCAGCTTCAGCAGCAGCCTTCTCTTGTGCAGCTAGTACAGCAGCAGCTGCATCTTTAGCGGCCTTTTCGGTAGCGGCAGCTAACATCTTTTCAAGTTCTTTAGGATCCATATTCCATTCCTCTTTATTTGAATTGCTTTCTGCCGTAGCCGCTTTTGTGTTTTCTGCGGGTGCAAATTGCATCTTAAATGACTTACACTCGTCGTCACTCTCGAACGACTTAGAAAGACTAAATAATGTGTTTTGATTAGCAGGCACTGCAACGACAGAAATCTCATGCAGTTCAAGCTCTTTGATAACGAACAGGTCAGTAGCTTGGTTGTATTCCGCATCGATGATACGGAAACCAATGCTAAAGGCTGTTAGGACACCGTCTTTTACCAGGTTAAAGACTTCTTCAGCAGCTGCTGAAATACGTGCTTTAATCCACAGGCCCTTCTGGTCTACCTTATGCTCAATCATACGACCAATAGGTTCCGTATGTTTGTGGTAGGCTAGAATGACAGGGTTCTTAAGGTAATTCTCAAGTCCCTTCTCCCATACGTAGGATGCAACAACGTCACCGTGTCTATCGCTGTCGTTAGTACTTGCGTAACCTTCGATAGTAATAGACTGGATTTCTTCGTCGCCCTTAGGAAGCTCTTTGATAAAAAGGTTGTCAACGTATAGTATCTTATTTTTATCTACCATACAACCCCTTTTACGAGTTAATCATTATTAGGTGAAGGCTTCTTTGGAGGCTTTCCACCTTGACTAGGATCAGCTGCCGAGCCAGCAATATTAGCTGGAACTCTTAGCTCATCATGCCCTGGTTTAGGGGCAAAGCGTAGCTCTCCTCTAGCTTCGTTAGGTGTTGTCACACCGCCGTTAACTAAAGTAGTATGATAGCTAGCTAGATCTTTCAATTCGGGTTGTAAAGCACTTACAGTCATTGTAATTGCTTCTATATCGTACCCGAAGTATCTTTCTAGAGCACTTACAAACTTCTTAACAATAGGAAGTATTGTCTCTAGATAAAATAAACGTAAGTTTGGAGAAATGTTGGCGTTATTACCGCCTGCTAAAAGAATAGGCGGTACGCCTAAGGCTTGTAGCACTTTCTCTCCGTTTGTCTTGATACCTAGGTCGAAGTCCATATCCTTGAAATTGGTTTGAGCAATTGGATAAGGCTTCATGCCGCTATCAAGAATCACTGGACGCTTACCACCCATTTTAGGATTGTAATGCTGAACCCAGTGCTTAATTGTCTTTTCTTTAGCTACTGTAGAAAGCGTATTCTCAGTAGTAAATACCATCCCGAATACCGCTCCGTTTCCGAAGAAGTTATTCTGGAATTCCTGCATGTTATACAAAGTAGCTATCGGACGCTTGGCCGCTGCTAAGCGGCTGTCTCCGCGGTAGATACTCTTAGAGCTCAAGTCCCTAAAGTGTAAAACTTCTTCTGGCTTGAAGGTAATGTTAGAGTTATATTCGTAACCTCTAACGAACGTCTTCTCGTCAGTAAGAATGCTAACCTTTGCGGCGGGCAAGTGATACATGAAGGTACCATCGAAGTGGATGAATACGTTACCTTCTAGTATAAAATCTGTAAAGATGGCAGTTCTAAAGTCTTGCGCGCTCTGGTAAGGATTAGGTCTAAAGTTTAGTAGATTCTCTAATGACTTCTTTCTAATACCAGGAGCTACGCTACTTGGTAAACCGTCTTTAATATCATAGTCTAAGCTAGCTGCTGCGTCGACTATCATGCTAACACCTCTGCGTACGGCCTCGATATCCTCGAATGCTTTACTGTACGAGATGTTAGCGGTTGTGTAAATATCGTGACCCGAATCTCGGGCGATTTCTACTTGTGCTGGGTTTAGCTTTTCTCTAACCCAGTTGGATGCTTTATTGTATAGGTTCATGTACTATCCTAGATGAATTCGCTAAAAAACGAACCATAGCTAGACTTAGGAACCTCTGCACCGCCATTTTCACACTTCTGCTTTTGTATCTCTAACCAGCGAACTTGCTTAGGAGCACTTTCTCTAGTAGGACTCTTACCGTAAATACTATGCAAAGCTACGTGATGCTTATTACACAACGTAAACACTTGATCGTATATCTCGGTATGATGCTCCTGGATAAACTCATCACGAACTGCCAAAATACCTTCGTCGGTAGAGATATCGTAACCCTTACGCTTGGCCCAATCGTTTAGTAGCAAAGTTATAGAAGTAGTGTGATGTAGTTCTAGATCCTCACTAGTACCACACACATAACAAGTGGGTTGCTTAACGTATGCGGCCTTAGCGCGGTCTCGAACCCATTTAACCGGGATTCTTGCGTTGCCAGTGTTTTTAGCCATACTTTTGCGTACCTCGAAATTTAATAGCTCTATTATAGCATGTACCCATATTTTTGTCAATCCAAAATTTTTTCCAGCCTATGGAATTTTTACTTGAATTCCGTCTTGTAATTGGCTATAATAGAAAGATGTTAACAACTCAGTTCTGAACATGACCTCAGGAATTTATACACTCGAATTTAGTGATGGCTCAATCTACATTGGAAAAGCAGTAGACATTGAAAGCCGATGGAACCAACATAGAGATAAGCTTCTTAAGGGGCAAGCAGCCGCTAAGCTACAAGAAGCTTACTATAGTTACGGGATGCCAGAGTTTAAAATAGCTCACAGAGTACATGTAGATCACATTGATATCGTGGAGTCTATCCTAATCGAACAAAACCGAAACAGTGAGTATCTGCTCAACACAGCATCAGGCCACAGAGTGGCCCCAACTGATGTAGATGTTCTGGTTGAGGGTCAGAAGCTGCTAGAGTTCTCCACAGCAGACCACATTCGCTCAATCCTTCACAGTAGAAAGCAAATAGATCAACTTACTGCTGACAGAAGAGTTCAGGATAGGATGATTAACTCCCTATCAGCAGACCTGCATACTCTTAAAACCAGAGGCATCAAAACACCTAAAGAGTGGAAAGAGTATATTGAAGAACTAGAGGATGAACTCGAAGACCTCAGAGCTCTCAAAGAGTACGCAGATACATACTCTAAAATGGGCTGGTTCCTACGACTATTCAACCCATTCCGCTTCAAATCGTAAACGTATACAAAGCGTAACGCAGAGCATCGGCCATGTGAGAATACTCATCATGCAAAGGCTTTTCTTTAGTCAGTGTTTCCTTCATATCCCAGCGGTACTGGTCAAGCATAGCTAAAGTATTAGTACAATGAGGAGACACTCTCAGCCTACCTTGCTCCACAAGTGTTTGAACAAAAGCAATCCCAGGAAGCACATCTTTCTTAGCCTTGATAGTCGGAATGTCGTAAATGTATGCCAAATCGCTAGCAAACTGCGCAGCAGCAGAGTCAATAAAGATAGCGTCTACGCCCCACTTTTCAATAAGCTCTCGCATTCTGCCAGCATGAGCATCAGTTCTAGCTCCAGCTTCCTGGTACTCATCTACAACCCAATAGCTATCTTCATGTTCTAAATAAGCAATAACTACGAACGCCGTAGGGTCTTTAAATCCAGGGTCACAACCAGCAATAAACTCAACGCCATCAGCCCCTTCATAGTCTAATACATACTTATCAGCATCAAAACTATAAATCTGACCCTCAAATTGAGTAAATGAAGCCATATACTCTTGTTCAAATTCAGCACGACTCATAGTACGACGAGCTTCTGCAACGTCCGAAGCAGCCATACGCTCATTCTCACTATAGTCAGCTTGAATAGATACCCATTCAGGATACTCGTCGCTAAAACCACGCTGGAAGAACTTACTAAACCAGTTATTCTTACCACGAGGCGTACTAATAAAAATAGCCTTAGCTCCAGGTTTATCTAGAGTAGGACGCAGAGCAATATTAAACGCCTCTTCACCCCCATTAGACAGCGCAGCCTCGTCAAAGATAATCAGATCATATGAACGACCAACACAACTATCAACAGTCGTAACAGAACCCATTCTAATAGTAGAACCATTAGACAGTTCAATGATCTTATCCTTTAGGTTATCGCGAGCTATTTCAAGGTCAAAGTGTTTAATCAGCCGTCTTTGCAATTCAAAACTAATACCAGACAGGTTATAGTTAGGAGACATAATAAGTACATTAGCTCCAGGAACTAAAGTAACTAATTGTCCAATAACGTTTGCAATATACGTCTTACCTAGTCGTCGTGCAAGCGCGGCACATATAAACCTGTGTCTAGGATCATTCACCGCGTTGATTAAAGCAATTTGGGGTCTATTTACTGTATCAGCAATCCCTAAAAGCTTAAGATAATTCTGAATAGGTAACTTAATGAATCGAACAGACGGATCAAAGTCTACGATATAATCTCTAACAATATAATCACGACTTATCTTCAGCATTACCTAAATCCAATAATTTGCTAATAAGAGCTCCGTACTTACTACCGTCATTCAAGCTAACACCGCTATCATTAATCTGAACGTTAACTTGATTTTTAATCTCGCCTTGACGTAGTTTTTCTAAAGCAATCTGTCTATCTAGCAACTCCATACTCATTTTATGAGACAGAGCTAAAAGATCAGCGATATCCTTACTAGAACCAGTTTTTGATTCTTCTAAATCTTGGAACTTTTGCTTAATCAGAGCGTCCATCGCGGAGCGCATCTTAATTCGGTTATTGTACCCAGAGTCAAAGAATACGTGATCGATATACGCTTTAACTTCGCGTTTATCTAAATAATTCTTAACTGTGTCAACCTTTAGACCCAGTTCATCGGCTACAGCGCGGATATCTTGGCACTGCAAGTAGCAATTTGCCACTTCGAGGGCCTCGGGGGAAATCTCTAACGCCTCCGCAGGCGATACATTCACAGGGGTATTTTCCATAGTTGTAAAATTTGGTGGACTTTGTGCGATTATAACAGTTTAGGGTCATGGTGTGCAAGTGTAAAATTGTGTGAGGTTGTGTGAGACTTGTGAGGTTTGTGCTGCTTGNNCTTGTTCGTTTCAATGCTGCTTGCGGCACCTTGTTCGTTTCAAATTATTTTCTTGTGATTTACGCGTGGGAGGGTGCATATGGGTACGTGGGTCAGCGTGTCCGATAACCGCCCCTCTGTCACATTATACCATACATTTTAAAACTTGTACAATTGTATTTTTCTATCGACGCGATAGGTAAATACAATTATGATACACAATTCTTTATACTATAATACACACATGGACACGAACAAAACCCCTATCTCTGGCACTGTAACCATTGGGCGTGCAGAATCCTTGACGTTCATACGTATAGCATACGTATCCGCTAACATATGCAGTTATGTTAGCATGACGTATGAGGGAGAGTATTCCCAGCAGCGCAGGGTAAAATATTTTGATACGGTTGCCGATATGATGGAGTTTGTAGTACAATTGACTACATCAGAGACAGCACGCGAGGAATTCAAAAATGCGTAAGGCAATCATTGATCTGGTTTTGGCCCTGCTTACAGCAACGCTGTTCGGCGGCCCGCTTCTGTACTGGATTTGGACTAAGGGGATTTGACATGGCAACTATAGCGATGAACGCCGCCAAGGTTGCGGTTGCGGCTGAGGATGTGATTGCACACTGTAACCACATACGAAATCTTCGTAACGAAGATAAGATAGCTAAGGTTATGGCGGCTGAGCATAAGACGTGGTGGAAGCCTTGGCAGAAACCATACAAGCTAAACAGAGAGCAGGCCATAGCATGGCTTGAGGCCGATGCTAGAGATTCTTGGGCTGGGTACTGGCAGAGTTCGTACTGTTATACGAAAGAAGAAAGCGCCAAATCCCTGCTTCTGATGGCTAAACACGGCGACCCGGTTGTGCTGGATGAAGATTCTGTATATGTTCTTTTCGGTGATTGGAGAAAAGAGAAATGATTGGATACTGTCAAAACTGCCAATGTCAACGGGGCTTTAGCGAAGCTTGCGTAGCTGATGACATTAACGGTACGTTAACGTGTGGTTACTGTGGGCATAAGGAATTGCGTAGCAAGATCATGGTAAAAGAAAATAAACCATTGTTCTACTGTGTGGGCGAGAATGCCAAGACGACCCTTGCTATAGGCTGCGGCTCTACCTTGGAAGAAGCGTTGCGCGTTTGGGCTGGCGACTGCACGAACGAAGAATTTGTGGAACAGGTTACAGAATACAGGCCAACTGTTATTGAAGGCACGGTAAGAATGTATAAGCTTGCCTTTTCGGTGGAAGTTGACCCGGACTAATGCGAGGCAGTATAAGCGAATGCTTATACTGCAGGCGCCAAAATTATACCACAAAATCCCTTACTTGTCAATAGGGGTTTACACCTAGAAAAAAGTTTGTGCTGGCGTGGTTTGTCTGTTATAATCAAACCATGTTAGACAAAATCGGAGATAGCAAAATGGCTAAAGGTTACGCGATTGTTCAGGGCTCTAAGGTTGCGGTTATGGTAGGCCGTACTCTTACCGAGGTGATGGCAGCCGCACAAAAACGGAATCGCTTTGCTCCGCTTGAGCGCGCAAGGGTTGCAGCCTGCACTTTTGTATACAAGGGTATTGGTGAGGTCGAACAGGTTAAGGTGGGCCGATTCATAACCTAACCGCCGAAAGGCGGTTTTTTATTGGGTACAATATAAGCGATCGCTTATATTGTTTGCGCCAAAATTATACCACACAATTTTGGGCCGTGTCAATAGGTGTTTACACCTAGAAAAAAGTTTGTAAAACCGTGTGAATGTCTGTATAATAGAATCCATGCCGCAGCGTGATCGGGCGCTAAGGTAGCAGGAAAAGAAACAAAAATATTTTCTTGCAAACGTTCAAAACCGTGTTATAATAGACACATGGCGAACGGGAAAGCCAAGACAAATTTCCCAATTTTCTGTTACAACCTGAAAGGTGCTTGAAAATGGCTGAAAAAGCTCTGAACTACACTCCTGAACAAACCGCCAAGATGCTGGCCGATTACACTGCCAGCCCCACGGCTGAAACCGTGGAAGCGATTGCTAAGGAGCTTGGCAAATCCGTTCGCTCCATTGTGGCAAAACTGTCTCGCGAGGGCGTTTACAAAAAGAAAGAGTACGTGACGAAACGCGGCGAAAAGCCCGTGAAGAAAGATGCACACGCCGAAGCAATCGGCGCGATTCTGAAACTGCCGGAAAACGATGTGGATTCGCTCACGAAAGCGAACAAATCCGCACTCAAGGCAATTTTTGAGGCATTGGCTAATTCCAAGCCCCTTGATGCCTGAATGAAAGGGCGAAAGCCCTTTCATTTAAAAAACCATGTATAATCCTTTCTTTCTTGGAGTAACCCAAATGAACGCCACTTCTGCCAAACTCGACAAATTTGAAAAATCCGCCTTCAAAAACGTGAAGGCATATTTTGAGGCTGACAAAATCCCGGTTAGCTTTTTTCAAACTGACAACGTTACGCTGGCCGTGTGTAACCATCCCGGAAGCGGCAAATTCAAGCGTGTGGCGGTTTCTTACCGTTCGCCCTTGGATGGTTTCAGCAAGAAACGCGGCAAGTTTGAAGCGTTGAAACGCTTGGACGATGGAGTCTTTTTGCTGGTGCCTGCTAATTTCAGCATGGATGTAATGCTGGATGAGCTGGATTATCACTATCCAGTTTGAACAAATCAGAAACCGCCGAAAGGCGGTTTTTTATTGAGCACAATATAAGCATTTGCTTATATTGTGGGCGCCAAAATTATACCACATAAAATGTGCCCGTGTCAAGGGGTTTCGCAAAAATACAACAAAAA